ATGGCGGCATGGCGGTTGGTACGCGCCGCTTGTCGGCATCAAGGCGAATACATCGGTCTCCGATGACGAAAACGCCTCGGCTGAGCGCGCGATGCGCCGGGCCTCCGAGATGGCGGCCAGCGTTATGGTCCATCGCCGGGCGAATGCGCCGATCATCGTCGATATGGGCGGCGGTTACGGCGGCGATGTCACGGCGCGCCTGAAGGAAAACGGCGTCGCTTATCAGGCGTTCAACGGCGCCAACAAATCCACGGCCATCGGCTCTGAGGGCATGCGCTTCGTGAATGCGCGCGCGGAGGCGTGGTGGAAGTTTCGCGAGGAACTGAATCCAGACCGCGAGGGCGGCTCGGTGATCGCGCTGCCGGACGATGCCGAACTGCTGGCCGATCTGGCCACGCCGAAATTCGACGTGAAGACATCCGGCATTCAGATCGAAGGCAAGGACGAGATCAAGAAGCGCCTGGGCCGCTCGCCGGACAAGGGTGACGCTGTGGTGATGTGTCTCGCGCCGGGAAATCTCGCCGTGAAGCGGCAGATCAATGGGAGCCGTGTGGCCCCTCGTGTTGTCCTCGCTTATGCGAATGCGAAAAAGGGAAGGCGATAATGACCGCAATGTTCAAGACGCCGAAGGTGACACAGCCGGCGACACCGAAGCCTGCTCGCATGCCGGTCGAGACCGATCCGGCCGTGCAGCAGGCGGCGCAGCGCACGCGCCAGGCGGCGATGATGCGCCAGGGGCGGCTCTCCACCATCCTGACCGATCAGACGCGCTCTGTCGGCTCCAGTGGCACGAAGCTGGGGGCTTAGCCGCACATGGATAGCCGGGCTCGCGAAGTCGTTCGCATGGGTGACAAGGCGTTCAGCGACAAGGACCAGATCAACAGCCTGCATCAGGAAATCGCGCTGAACTTCTATCCCGAGCGGGCCGACTTCACGAACAAGCGCAATCAGGGGGAGGAGTTCGCCGATCATCTGTTTTCGTCATACCCCCCGCTGGCGCGGCGCGAACTCGGCAACATGCTCAGCGAGTTTCTGCGGCCCGGCAAGTTCTTCTCGATCAATGTCGATGACGACGATCTGAACGAAGGCGATGCCGAGCGCCGGTTCCTGGAGACGCTGACCGACATCCAGTGGCGCGCGATGAGCGATCCCGCCGCCAATCTGGTCACGGCTAGCGGCGCGACGGATCACGACTTCGCGGCGTTCGGCAACGGCGTGCTGCGCTTCGGCCCGAATGCGATGCGCGATGGTCTGCTGTTCCGCAACTACCATTTGCGCGATTGCGCCTGGAGCGAGAACGGCGAAGGCAAAGTGGACGTGATGCACCGCAACTGGAATCCGTCTGCGCGGCAGCTCAAGCACTTCTTTCGCGAGAACGTCTCGCAGGAGGTGAAGAAAGCCTGTCAGCTCGATCCGGAGAAGCCGTTTCGTTGCCGTCATGTGGTGATGCCGAGCAGGCTCTACGATTATAAATCCAAGAGCGGCAAGGCATTTCCGTTCGTTTCGCAGTTCGTGGAATGCGAGAGCGAGACGGTGCTGGAAGAGGTCGGGCTGACCTATTTCTGCTATGTCGTGCCGCGCTGGCAAACCATGTCCGGATCGGCATACGGCGTCTCGATGGCGACGATGATCCTGCTGCCCGACGGGCGCACGCTTCAGGTCGTCATGCGCACGACGCGCGAGGCCGGCGAGAACTACGTCAACCCGCCCATGCTCGCCGTGACCGACGCCATCCGCGGCGATATCGCGCTCTATCCTGGCGGCGTGACGACGGCCGACATCGAATATGACGAGCGGCTCGGCGAAGTGCTGCGTCCGATCACCAAGGATCGCGGCGGGTTTCCGATCGCGTTCGAGATCAGCAATGCGCTGAAGGAAGACATCCGGCAGGGCTTCTTCCTCGACAAGATCCAGTTGCCCGAGACCACGCGCGCCATGACGGCGACGGAGGTGCGGCGCCGCATCCAGGAGCACATTCGCTCCGCCGCGCCGATCACCAAGCCGATCCAGCAGGAATACAATCACCCGCTGTGCGACGGCGTGTTCCAGGTGATGAGCGAGCATGGCGCGTTTCCGCTCGATCAGATGCCGGAAAGCCTGCAAGGCCGCGACATCAAGTTCAAGTTCCGCTCGCCGCTCGACGATCTGGCCGAGGAGAACGAGGCCGACATCTACGTCGATATCCGCGACACCATTCTCGTGCCCGCCATGCAGATCGATCCCGCCATCGCCGCGACGGCGAACCTGGCCGACGCAACGCGCGACGCCATGCGCGCCAAGGGATGGAAGCAGAAATGGTTCAACCCGCGTGAGGCCGTCGATCAGTTCCGGCAGCAGCAGGCCGAGCAGGCCGAAGCTGAGCAGATGATGCAGCAGGTCGCGATGGCCGGTCAGGCCGCACAGCAGGCTGGCGCGGGCATGGATGCGGTCGTGAATGCCGGGGCTCCGATGGGGCCGGCGAGAGGTAGGGCAGCCTGATATGGAAATGACGCTGGCGCATAGATGCGGGCTTTGTGCCCATTGGGACGGAAAGCCACAGAAGAATGCCGACGATTTCTCGCATTGCTTTGGCAAATGCAAACGCGCCCTGGCGGAGATTGAGCGCGGTCCTGAATTGAAAAATCCGCTGACAGATGCGGCAAAGCTGGCGGCCGTCCAGCGCAGCAGCCATGGGCATTGCGGGCTTTGGGATCGGGCAGCCTGATGCCGATGCAGAAGCGTGAGCCCTGGCATCCGGCCGAATACGAACCCGCCGACATCCGCGCCATTCAGGCGCTCGCCATCTACGCCAAGAGCGCCGACGTGCCGCCGCAGCCCGGCGAGGAGCCGCCCACGCTGACGCCCATCGAAGCGCGGCGCGCGCTCGACTGGATCGTGAAGAAGGCGTCCGCCACCTATGACGAGCCGTTCCGCCCGGGCGCGCCGGACACCATCGCCTATCTGCTTGGCCGCCGCTCCGTTGGGCTGGCGATCGTCAAGCTCATCTCTCTGAAACCTGAGGTTATGCCGAAATGACAGACGCGCCAGTTGAAGCGACGGAGACCACCACTCCGGCGAGCGCCACAGATACGCCTGCCGCAGCCGTAACCGAGACGCCGGCCGCCGAGACGGCTAAGCCTGCCGAGACCACGCAGTCTGAGGTCAAGCCAGCAGGGGCGGCGAAAGCCGAACCGAAGACCATCGCGGCTGGCGCCGACACCGAGACCGAGAAGAAGCCGGAGGAGAAGAAGTCCTATTGGCCGGACGACTGGCGCGAGAAGCTCGCCGAGCATTACGCCGCCGGCGACAAGAAGGCATATGACAAGGAACTGCGCCGCCTTCAGCGCATCACCGATCCGACAGCGGTCTACGGCAATTACCGCGAACTCGATAATCGGCTGAATGGCGGCGGGCTGGTCAAGATCCCCGGCAAGGGCGCAACCGAAGATGAGTTGGCCGCTTACCACAAGGCGCTCGGCGTCCCGGAAAAGCCGGAGGATTATCTCAAGGACATCAAGCTCGACAACGGCGTGGTCATCGGCGACGCCGACAAGCCGATCGTCGATGGCTTCACGCAGGCCGTCCACAAATCCGGCGCGACGCCTGCCGTCGTGAATGCCGCGCTCAACTGGTATTACAAGCACCAGGAAGAGCAGGCCGCCGCGATGGACGAACGCGACGACGCGCATCGCCGCGAGAGCGAGACCGCGCTCAAAGAGGAATGGGGCGCTGCCTTCAAGCGCCGCACTAACTCGCTGGGCACGCTGTTCTCGTCCGCGCCGGGCGGCACCGATCTCAAGAATGAAGGCAGCCTTTATGCGCGCCTGCTTGGCGGGCGCATGGCTGACGGCTCGGTCATCGGCAACGATCCGGACATGCTCCGCTGGCTTGATGCCATGCGCAACGAGATCAATCCGGCTGCCACCGTGGTCGAGGACGGCAACCAGTCCGGCCTGACGATCGATGCCGAGATCAAGGCCATCGAGACGCGGATGCGCACCGATCGCGCGGCTTATTTCAAGGATGAAGGCGCACAGGCGCGTTATCGCGACCTGATCACCGCGCGCGACAAGATTCGGGCGAGAGCCTGATAGACCGGCGATTTCTCGCTGGTCTTCCGATTATCTCACCTGGTCAACCCGGCATTGCCGGCGCCAGGGCGATAGTCATTCACCACAGACCGTCACGACGCGCTCTTGGGCGCAATGAGCGGCGCCTGCTCCATGGGAGTGGGTCAACCCGCGACTGCGCCGGAAAGGGTTAACCGGAACGGACGGCATCCCCAAAATATTCGGAGATGCCAAAATGGCAGAGAGTGCAGCACAAGTACAATACAGGCAGGAGATCGTGGCAACCTTCGAAGAAGGTATGTCATGGCTCCGCCAGACGACAGTAACAGAAGCCGTCATCAAAGGGAACCAGGCTACGTTTCTGGTGGCCGGTTCTGGCGGTGCCACGGCGACAACGCGAGGCATCAACGGTCTTATTCCGGCTCGCGCCGACGATATGACCCAGGCGACTGCGACGTTAGTTGAATGGCACGATCTGGTCCGAAAGACCCGATTCAACATCTTCCAGAGCCAGGGCGACCAGCGTCGCCTGATGCAGGAAACCACGAGGAAAGTCCTTAACCGCCGTATCGACGCCGATATTATCGCGCAGCTCGACACGGCCACCACCAATCTCGGCGCCGCCACGACCTTCGGTCTGGG